CCCCAAAACAAAAAAGAGCCAGCACTCGCTGTGCTAGCGTCTTAATGTTATCTTACAAAGTAGCTAAGTAGCTCATATACTTGGCTCTTAATTTGTTGGTTTTCAAAGTACATACAGCCAGCTCTAAAGAGCCACACTATATTTTTAATATACGTATTATTAAGGTTTTTGACTAAAAACGTATTTATAGTATGGTCGTCTTTAGTAAGTGAGTATCTATTAGGGCTATCGGGGTCATATTGATAATTTACGTACATATTACCATTTTTATAGTCTAGCCAAAAGCCGTAAGTTTTACCTTTATAGTCAATAGCACAATTAAAAGTGCATTTGCTAGGCTTAGGTGCTATAAATCTATCATTATCTAAGTAGCTCTTGTTTTCTATTGAGTACTCAGCATAAGTAGTACCAGCTGTAAGCTTGCCTATAGAGCTTTGTTTTTTAGCCTCTACAAAAGCTTTATTAGTATACTGCTCAACTACTATACCACGCTCTTTATCAACGTAAAATCGTTGCTTAAACGGTTTAATATTAAAGTATAAAAAGTAAGGGTTAGCTATTGTAACGTTATTACCTAGTAAGTAAACGCCTCTAGGCTTAATAGCTGTTGGGTCGTTTTCTCTATCTCTAAAAATGGTCTCTACAAGTTCTAGCAATAGTACTACCTCGTCACTAAGGTATTTATAAGTATTGCCTATAATTAAAAACTCGTCAAAAATAATTTTATCGACGTTAGTGTAGCTACTACTTTTAGCTATAGAGCTGGTAGTTAATGCAAAGTAATAGCCAGCTACTTTATTATCTATAAGTATTTTACCACTTTTACGTGAGCCTTTAATACTAAAGTTATATTCTGGGTATCGTTTAGCTATATCGTCAAAGTAAGTCTTACGCATTTCGTCTATTTCAGTGCCATATCGACGTAGCCATACAAACTGCTTACCAGTTTTTAAAAAGTCGTCTATAGCCCACGTTTTAAAGCAATAAGTTTTACCGCCACCTCTATTACCTATTAGCATATTGAAAAAAGCTTTGTAGCTTAATAGTTGCCCTTTGTCATACCATTTAATAATCAATTATAGCCTCCAATCTTGTATGTGTTATAAGCTTAACTTAACCTGCCTTTTGCATTGCTCGACATATTCGTTGTATTCTTCAAATTCCGTTGGCTTTGTGTCCCTTTGTCTTAATATTGCTAGTTCTTGATTAATACTGTATTTTTTGCGAATAAGAGAGACAATTTTAGTTTCATAATCAATCTTTGCTTCAGTCTCTTTTCTAGACTTGTATTTATCTATTGAGAACGATAGGTCTTGATTAAAATCACTTGCCACACAATCGGCATATTTGTCATCAATCTCCACAATTTTATAATTATATGGTGGCTTTACCAAATCTTCACGCCTATACATAAGTTCTTCGTGTTCTTTGCCGTCCTCGTCAACCACAATATGCGTTCTTGTTAGACAAGTTTTGTCAATATAATTTTCTCTGATACAAATTTCCATTATTTTACCTCCTCTATGCGATAGACATATGCGTTGTCGTTATTATTAAGAGTCGTGTTGTCAGAAAAATTAAAGCATTCTGCTGGTGTTATGTTTTGACCATCATGATATATCAACATCCCTACATTTTTTATCGCCGATGCTTCGCCAAAAATCATAAATGAGTTGCCAGTCCAACCTACTTTATCTATTACTACTTCGGTTATATTATACGTGTTATAGACTTTTGAATATACTTTTATCTTGCTATAACCTGCTACGTTAATGTTTATACTTGCACCGAATTTAATTCCGTTTGTATATGCCGTTCCTCCGATTGTATTTTTAGTGTCTATGTCATAAATCAAAATAGGTTCTATATCGTTCTTATGAACGATTGCACCATCAGTATTACTCTTCTGCCTCTCACTCTCGGCAAAATCAGCGGACCAAGTAAGTTGATTTTCTCCATTTATTTTTACAAGTGTACCATTCGCTTCAAATGCATTGTTAGCCTTTTCTAATGCTTCATTAGCCGTATTAATGCTAGTGTCAACGCTATTATCTATTTGCTTTAAATATCGTTCAATTTGGTTCATTTTCTCTAAAACTGTAACTGGGTTGTCCCCAATAGAAAAAACATTGTTTTGTGTTGGTTTGTTTAGTTCGTTAATTGTTTCGTTAATTATTTCGCTCATTTGTTTACCTCCTAAAAAATTTGCATAAATAAATTATCAAACGTGTCATAATACTCACTAACTATATCTTTAAGTTTATCGTGGTAGAGTTCCAAAGCCTCTATCTCAGTTAAACCAGATAAGCCTACGTTAGTTTGTGTATTGTAAGTTATGTTACTTGCGTGTGAGCTTTCAGCTCCAAAGTCTAAAGCATTTTTAGGCGTGTCATTGTAAACACTTGTATTTTGAGTATTAGAGCTCATATTAGCCTTTGGGTTAATAGTTTCATTAAAAGCTACTAAAAGCTTGTCAAAGTTTTCTATACTTTCTAGCCATTGTGTTTTAAGTTTATGCTTAAAACGTTCTACCGTTTCAAAACCTATTTCTCTAAAATAGTATCTATTAATAAAGCCAGCTTGTAAGTCTTCATTACTTATAATAGCCTTGCTTTCGTCACTACGTGGATAGTGAAAATCAAAAATGTTATAAATATCAAGAAATTTATTTAATTCGGATGTATATTCACTCATTATCAGTAACCTCCTCGCTTTCGTTTACTGGTTCGTCAGTTTCAATTTGCTCAGCTTTAACATAGTCAACCTCTAAATCTAAGCCGAACATTTTGTTAATAGCCTCGCAAGCTTTTTTACGCTCATTAAGGCTAGCTCTAAAGCTTGATATAATATACTCTTGCTGACTTTCTACCTCTGCACTTTGTACTCGCTCTTTTTTGTCCTCTACATAATTATCTAGTCCTAGAGCTGTAAGTATTCTAGCCTCATAATTATGGTAGTCGTCCTCTAGTTTGTCATTAATATAAGGTACGTTAGCGTTAAGTACATTAACGCCTATATCTTCGCCACGTGTTTTATTTTTGTAAATAACTGGTTCATTAGCTCTAACCTTTTTAAAAGTGTTTTTAGCTGACAGTAAAGTGTCCTCCGTACATTCCAGTATCAGTGGTGTTTTGTGTGCGTTTCTATGTAGGTCTTTAGTAAGTTCAATATCAGCTAGTTTAGACGTATAATAGTCTACTATATCAAAAGTAGCTTTTTTGAGTGTGTTATTTTTGATAAGAACGCTATTGTCTACGTCATACTCTTTAGTATAGTTATTGCCTATAGCTCTAAACTTTGTTGGCTTTCTATACACGTTAAGCTTGTTAGCTGGGGCTACTGGTAGAGCCATATAGCCTATATTTTCGTCTTTAAAAAACAAACTACTACCCTTATCGTATAGCTCCTCCTCTATTTGTGTAGAGGTTAAACCCTCACTTATAGTTTCTAGTGGCTCGCCATTTTTACGCTTCCACTCAAAAATGTTAATAGCTATATTTTTCCAGTAGTCATTGAGTAAATCGTGCACTAGGTTAAATTCCCTTTCAGCGGTTGTTTGTTCATATTTTATTGCCATTTTATACCTCCATTAAATTTATCTCCACGTTTTCATAAGCATAATTATTAATGCCTTTAAACGTGGTAGCATTTCTATAATGCCAAATAGTAATACCATTGTTATAGGCGTTTTCTATCTCAGCTCTAAAGTCAGCGTCAATATTTGTTTTAACATTAGCACCTATGGTTTTGATAAAGTTAAAATAGTATCTACTACGTGTGTTCGGTTTCTTAAAATCATTGCATTTGTAGCCATAGTGATAAAAATAGTTGAATACTTTGTTCTTAAATTGTGGGCGTATATCATAGTTATTAAGAGTAAGGTATAAGTCCCTAGTTGTATAGTCTAGTACTAAGTCTAGTGCTGTCTTTTTTACCTCGTCAGGCTTATTTTTTAAGTCGTTAATTTGAGCTATGCTATTAGCTATTCCTCCAGCATAATTAAGTACTTGAGTACCAGCTACAGCTAAGCCTATACCACCAGTAGCTAAGCCTATAGCTAGTCCAGCTCCCGTTTGTATTGCTCCCGTAACAAAGCCACTTATCATACTTGCCTTGTTATTAGCTAAATAACTAAGCCATGCGTCAGTACGTAAAGCCATTTCATTAGTAGTACTATCATAAGCTAGCATATCGTTTAAGTTTCTCTCTTGCCCTTTATAATTAAGGGGTATAATAGCCCTACCATTTTTAACACTATATGAGCTGTTAAACTCCAGCTGTAAAGTATCTACTGGTAAGTCCTCTTTATTCAGTTTAAGCTTTTGACTACCTAGCTCTACCTCATAGTAGCTATAATCATTAGTATTAAGTTTTGGCTCATACGCAATATTTTTAGCATTATCTATGCTTAAATCTGCTGAGTTAATTTGCAAGTTATGAGTAGTAGATAATATGGGTGCTGAGCGTCCATTTGGGTTACTGATAAAATACATAGCTCCACTACCTGTATTTGTTGAGCTGTTCCACTCATAGCATGTAAGGATAATATCATTGATTAAGGTACCCTCAGGTGGTACGTTTGGATAAAGTTTATATCTTGTAGCTCTGTATACGTCGCCCATTAGTTCAGTATCTTCATCACAGCCATAATCAAATGGACAGTATCTACTTATATTAATACTTATTACGTTAGGGTCTTTCGTTAGGTTCATAACTTGCGTGAGTGTTAATACTGGAACTATTCCACTACCACCAGTAATATCAGTTTTACTTATACAACGTATAACTGGTGGGTTAGCCCAAGTACCAAGCATTAGGGCTAAAGGTGCTACATAAGTAAATACATTGTTAGGCATACCTTTTACACAAGTTGTTCTTGTTTCGCTAGGTTGTGACCCAGTAATTAAGCCACCAATGGTGCTCCAGCTCTTTTTGCCTATACTCTCTTTACATACAATAGTTAGCCAGTATAATTGAAAAGAACTGTCAGCAAGGTTGCCAATAGCTAAAGTAAAGTTAGCGGGTATATTGTCAGCTATTTTAATTCTACTGGTTTTAATATACTCTTGTCCTTTCTCTATGTTTTCAGTTTCTCTATTGTAAATAGGCGTAAGAGTTGTGCCAGATTTACTATATCTATCTTGGTGCTCCCTCTCTACATAGCTCTCGTCAATTTCATAGTTAAACATGAAACTTTGCAATACGTCTATCTTAAAAGTTAAGCTTGTACAAGTAGGGTTAATATACTCTTTTTTAGTAATAAAGGCATAATAGCGTTTATTACCATTGTTGTAAAATAAATAGTTAATGCCTAGCAAGTCGTCTATGTTAGCTTGCACTTTTAATGCTTGACTATCACGCACATAGCTATAACCCTCGTTAATATCAAACTCGCCAGCTATTTTACTATCAAAATAATTAGCTTGAGCTGTAATATTGTCAAAGTCAATAGTATAGTTATAGTTAGGGTCTAAGTCTACATTTTTGCAAAGATATAACGTACTATTTGGTATTGTTTGCATAATTTCCTCCTATTAAAATAAAAGAGCTAGTTATAAAAGCTAGCTCTTTACTTATAAATTAGTCTACCAAAACTACAGCATTTCTAAGTGTAGAGTAGCTAAGCAAGTCGGTAGCGTGCAAATAGTAGTTTGTAAATCTTCCAGCTCCATTACGTTGGTCTTCAATTTCACGCTCTACTGGGTCACGCTTAATAGCTTTTTTGTTCAAAAGTATACACACTGCACTACCACTTACAGGGGTTTCAGCACTGCTATCGGGCTTATAAGTAATAATCTTATTAGTTTCGCCGATATTAATCTCAATACCCTTAGTAGCTTTTTCGTTCGTATAAGTAATTTCGGGCATACTATCAATAACAATAATATTGCCTACAAGTTCCTTTTTGTCCATATTAAAAGCTCCAGCCAAGCTATCTACATTAAGTCTAGCTCTTGTAGCACTATCAATTACAAGTACCAAGTCCTCTTTTTTGTTAAACTCTTTCTTAAAGCCAGCAAAGTTATAAAGGGTGCTTGGTAAAGTCATATTTGTTGCCAAAGTTTGAATAGCTTTAGTAAGGGCATTCATATCACCGCCGTTACCATTAAGGTCACAAATTACCATTTTCTTTTGTTCACCAGCAATATCTTTGAAAAGTTGTTTAACTGCCTCAAAGTCCTCAATAGAGCTAGAGTTCCAAAGTTCAGCTGTAATAGCATTAGCTACGTCAGCCATATTTTGCTCATTAAGCATTGCCATTTTAACTTGAGCGTTAGAGATAGTAGCCTTAAAGGTTTTGCGTCGATTAATTTTGTGATAAAGTACTGCAAAGTCCATATTAGCTTTAGCCAAAGTATTAGCACCAGTTGGGTCAAAGTCTGTAGATTGCAAGTTAGCTACCTCAAACTCCTCAATTTGCATACCAGTATTAAGCTGTTTGTTTGTAAAAATTCCAAAAATATCGTCAAAAATTTTAGCGTCAATTTCTTGCTTAACAATTTTATTAAGCAAATCGCCAGTCAGTAGGTCTTTTGATGTGGTATCTACTGTGTTACCATTATAATATACACTTGCCATAATTAATTCCTCCTCTCTTTCATAATTTTACGTATAGTGTCTATTTCTTGTGCCTCCAGCTCTTCGCCAGTAAGGTCTTTTTGTTGTTGCTGTTCTTGTACAGGTTCAGTAACTCGCATAAAGAGCTTGTTATTGTACTCAGTAAGTTTAGCATTGTTAGCTACAAGTTCCTCGTTTTTAGCCTTAAGATTATCATAATCAGCTTGTAGCTTTTGTCTTTGCTCTTGCTCTTGCAAAAGTTGTTCTTGTAGTTCCTCTATCGTCAATACTTTTTACCTCCCTTAAATATTGATATTATCTTGAGTAATAGCTTGACTATTTTCAGCGTCTGCTCGGCTTTCGTTACTAGCCTCAGCTGTGCTGGGCTTTTCAGTTACTACAACGTTTACATTTTTAGTAGCGTCTACAACGCTATTAATTTGGGCTGTAAGGTCTTCAACGTCTACTTTAACGTTTTGCTGTAGTGCATAAAGTCTAAGTTGCGTAAGCACATAGTCTAACTTTGCTGAGCCTTTGCCACTACCAAATAAGCTTTCAGCTGTAGTGACTAGACTGGGTATTCGCTCCACTATTGCAAGTAACCCTTTTGTGTTGCCAGTATGTTTAGCCTTTACCCAAGCTATAATTAGTGAGGCTATGGTGGCAATTATAGACAATATCATTACGACATACTTTATAATAAAATCTACAAAACTCATAGCATATACCTCCTTAATATTATTATACAATCATATTTATAAATATACAAGTATTTTATGCAAAATAATAAAAAGAGCTAAAATTAGCTCTTTATCGTAAAATCAGTATTACAAAGTACTACTCCACCTTTAACTCTTTTAGGCACTAGCTTACCACTAAAACTAGCTCCATACGTAAAGCTCTTAAAAGCTTGCTCCTCCCCCATTGCTAGTATATCTGCCTTTATGTTATCAGGCATACCAGCACAAGCTATACTTAAGCCGTCCTCTACGCTTTTTAAAATGTAAGTTTTAGGTCTAAGCCATTTGCCTCTTGTAAAATGGTGTTCTAGTTTCCAAGCTCCTAGCTTTGTTGGGTGTATATCTATATACTTACTAGCCTCCTCCTCAGTTATTCCAGTTAAGTACATACTATCAGTATCACTATATACCCAGTGCTCATATAAAGCTTGACTATTAGTTATAGTGTATGCTCTAGCTCTAGCTGTAATAAAAGCTCCTAGAGCTGTATATACTGGGTCGTCAAACGTTGGTTCTTGTAATTGTAAGGTTATATCACCATCAGTCATTATAGGTATTTTATTTTGCTTTTTAGGATTAGTAGCAAATTTACCATATAGACTATTAAGCATAAGCTTAGCCAGATGTCTAGCTCCACCAGTGCTTTTAGCTTTAATGTCTGCCCAGTAATCTATATACCCTCTAAATATGTTATCGGTAGCCTTAAACATATAGCCACCTAAGTACTCTATATAGTCAACGTCATAATGTTTAAAAAATAACTCTAAATCTACATTAGTAAGCGTTAAGTCTACTATTCCTTTACTATCTTTGATATAGTCAGTAGGTATAAAAGCTAAATTACCTTTAAGCTGTATAGTAGGTATCATATTAGGCTTAATTTTAAAGCTACAGCTTATTTTTTGTATATAAAGGGGGTACTTATCATTAGGTTTATACTCGCCCTTAAATACCTTAGGTAAACCATAAGGCAAACTACCCATATTACCATACATAACACTAGGATACAAGCTATTTACGTCAAAGCTTATACCACTTACCTCTTTATTTTGGTATCGTGGGTTTACCATAGTAAAGCCACCTTTATATGCTTTTCTAAAGTCGTTATCTACCTCTAAAGGTAGTACTGGATATAAATACTTAAAAGCTTTTTTGCCTCCTATTTCAACCTTAAAATTAGTAAGAGCGTCACTGCCTATTGTCATTTTGCTAAGCCCTTTCTCAAATTGCATATACAAAGCTTTTGCTACAATAATACAATCATTAGTAATATACTCTTGCTCTTCAACTGTTAGCTCATAACCTACTGGTCTATACATATCATAATCTATAGAGCCTTTAGCCTCCACTAACTTAAAAGCTTTAGCAATTTGACTAACCTTTAGAGGTAACTTTTTTAAGCTATCATAGATAGTTGTACGTACATATCTTTTATTAAACACTTTATGAGTTATTTTTATCTCATACCACATACCAGTGTCACTTATAACAACGCTAAAAGTCTTCTCTTTGTTTGCTTTGTCGTCATACTTGTAGCCATTATTAAAGAGCCAGCTAATTATATACTCGCCGTCATATTTGAGGTTATGAAAATAACACTCAATATTGCCTAGCTTAATTAGCTTAGCCATAAAGTCGTCTATATTATTAGTAATAGTAATAACTTTTGGCTCTTCTTCTATTGTAGCTATACAGCCAGCCCATACTCTAGCTACACCATTATCTTTAATAAGCCACTCTTCAGTACTCGTTTCAAAGTCACACATATACTTAAGCAAGCCCTAACTGCTGACTTATACGTGTTAATTTTTCGCCATTGGGGTCATAGTACACGTATCCTATTTCCTCTAGCTCCTCGCTCTCTACTTTTTGTCTAAACGTTTTTAAGTCCATATCACGTATAGCTTTTATAGCTTTATTAGCTGAGCTATTAAAAGTATTGCGTAAAGCTCTTATATAGTTATCTTTATAGGTCGTAATACGCTTACGCTCAAACTCTCCACTAGCTATTTTTTGTACACTTCTTAAGTAGTGCTTAAACTCGTTTTTATTTCTAAAACGCTTTAAGCTTGTCGTCTTTTTTCTCATTACAAAGTCACTTTCTATACCAAAGTCTTTATATTTTACCTTTGCCTCTGCTGGTAGTCGTTCTAACATACGCTTACGTTTTCTATTAGCTGAGTTTACAGCTGAGCGTAAAGCTTTTTGCTCACTTATTGTAATATGCTCACCATTTGGTAGTATAACGCTACCCCGTCTATTACGCCTTAATCGTGCCATAGTTTCCTCCTATTTATATAGCATATTTTTATATACTTTGTCATAGACGCCATTAAGTAAGTCGTCTATATTATAGTCTTTGTTTGGTATATCAGTGTACCTAAATATTTTACCATTAAGTTTATTTATAGCGTTAATACTTTCATTCACTCGTTTTAAAAATATTTCACGCTTTTTATTTGAGCTAAACTTATATGTTGTGCCATTATGAGTATAAACTATATCACTATCGTCTAGATTAATAAATACGCCTCGTCTTGTTTTCGTTACCATGACTACCTCCCCTTAAATAGTTCAAACGCCTATTATAGCGTGCTTCTTGCTCAGCTTTAGCATCTTTTAGCCATTTACTATAAATAGCTTTATTATGCTCGTTTGTTTCCACATTAAGTAACTTAGTTAAATTATATACCCAAGTACGCAAGTTTTTTGCTGTCATTTTTTCTAACTGCATAAATACCTCCTAAATAAAATAAGAGAGGGCTTTAAGCCCTCCTCTTAAAATGGTAGGCTATCGTCTTCAATAGGCTCAGCCTCAGCTTTAACTTTTTTAGTCTTAGCCTTTGGCTTGTCCTCACTAACAATAGTAGCCTTATTTACAAAGAGAATAGGCTTAGTATTGTCGTCTTTATCTTTGTAAGCCTTTATCCAAGCCTCCTTAATAAGCACATCAAAGCTCTCTTTAGTATAAACTTTAGCCACGTCTTTTCTAAGAGATGTAGCAAAGTTTACAGGCATATAATAGTTAATATAGCCGTCTTCAGTTTTAGTAGCACCTACACATGCATTAAAAATTACACGCTTTGAGCCGTCCGCTTTTTCTATCTCCCTTGTAAAAATTTTAAGTTCGCCTTTAATTGTATCTAACATAACCTTTTACCTCCTATATGTTAAAATAATATTATACTGGTGGCAACCAGTACTGGTAGTGGGTTGGTTTATGTAGTCCAGCCCACATAAGTATCTACTTAAGCTTTTTGTCTAAAAGCTTCATAGCAAACATACCAGCTACAACTAAGCTGGGGTCTTCAAGTTCAGTAACTAAATCAGCAAGTACATCAGCTACTAAATGTCTAACTTGGTCTTTTGTATATGTAACCTTTTTATTTTGCTTTTCCATTACCTTTTACCTCCTTTTTATACTTAGCCTCCAAATTTGCTAATTTAGTTACTAAATTAGTTATATTAGCCCTTAGCTTTGCGTTTTCTACTCTAAGGGCGTCTAACTCCTCTTTATCAGTGTAGTAATAATCTTTTAACATATATACTGTTACCTCCCTTACAATTTATAATGGCACCTAAGCTACGTAAGGCTGTAATTGTACGAACAAAATCGTTACAGCCATTAGTAAAAGTGTTAAAACTTTTACCATTCAGTGTATACTTTATAAGTATCATAGTATTTTACCTCCATTGACACCATTATAATAGCACATTAAAATATGCCTGTCAACACATTTTTGCAAGTTTTTTCAAAAAATGTACAAATTATTTTATGCCTGTATTTGAATTTTTATAGTCACTATGCTATAATATAATTAGGTAGTACATTAGAGCGTATTAAGTCGGCTATTGGAATACCACAGCTAGAGGCTGTCCAGTGTCGTTTGGCTTGGTAAGCTACCTAG